GTGTAGTTCGCGCTGGACACCCCGCCAAACAGCCCCCCTGTAAAAGTCAGTGTACACCCGTTAATGGTTCCATTCAGAAATACACCGTCGCCTGCTGCACCGCCAGTGGAGGTTCCGTTAACGATCAGGGAACCTGCACTGTAATTGTTGAATCGCAAACCACCAGCTGCTACATTCCCCGTCACTGTAACGGATCGGGTGCCATTTAGTATGTAGACCCCATGCGCATCCGACCCCGATCCACTGGTTAGAAGACCTATGAACACGTATACACAGCCTCCGCCGTTAATCGCATATATCGATGTCGCTGTGCCCCCAGTGATGGTAGCGCCGGACGCCGTAAACGTGTTTGTTGTGCTCCCGGTTGCCGTAATGCAATGGGCAGTTCCCGCAGCGATACTCGTCGCGTAAATCCCACACGAACCAATCGTGCTCACAGAAACCGTCAACGTGCCCGCTGTACTCGATACCGCGCCCAGGGTTCCCGTTGCGGGGAATCTCGTGCCCGCGCCCGCATTCCACGTAATGTTGTGGGCAAATACCACATCCTCGCCATTGACCGGCATGTACCCCTGAGACCATTTCGTACCGTCCGAGAGATTGCCGGTCGCAACGGTCGTGTTCGTCACACCAAATGCCGGTAGAGCCAGTAAAAGAATAACCGCAAATGCGAGGAGTGTTTTCACGGGACTCGGACCCTCCGCCAGTAGGTCCATGACACGATCTGCTTGGTAATAGAATCAATGTTCGGTTTCGCTGTGCTGTTTGCGAGACTCACCTTATCCTTCGTTTCACATGCCGCTGCGAGAGTTGTCAATGCAACATTCACTGCAACGGCTTTTCGTTGTTCGGCATCCGCGATGGCCTCCGCTATCGTCACCGTTTTTGTATCCGTCTTAACCGCCTGGGCGTTCACGGTTGTCTCAGCAGCTACTCGCGCAGCCTCGACGTCGGCTTGGCGCTTGTTGTACTCGACGACCGTAATGGTCAGGATAGCAACGGAATCCATGTGAACATTAACGAGACAGTCCTCCACGCGCGCGTCCTCTGGAACATCACAGTTCTCAAGATTGCAGAGCCGGAAGGTCAAATTGCGAATGCCCTCCCCAAAGGGCGTATGTGGTTTCTCCTGCTGGCAGTTGCAGGATTTCAAAACGTCCCCATCCCGCAGCGGCGGTTGCAGATTGGCGAAATACAGACCCGTATAGGTCGCGGCCCAAGCCGCACCGGCCATCCCGACCGCCAACATCGCTACGATGGGTCTCACGGCTTCTCCTCTCATTTCATTCTGGCTCCTCTGTGTGCGCGGCCGCCACGGTCCCGTTCACGGCCCGCCGCAAGGTCGCCGTCGTCACCAACTCCGCAGTCACGACGCTCTCTACAAATATCTGCTCCTCGTCCACGAGAATCGTTTGTCCGGCCTTCAGATCAGTCGCGTTCTCCAGCACAAGCGACGTCGCCGTCGCGGACATGCTGATCTTTATCCCGGCCGCACGCCATGGCAATGCGCTCTCGTCGCCATAACCCCATATCCCCGTGATCTGCACGCTCCTCGGCACGGTCGGCCACGTCACAACGCTGGCGTCGAGTTTCTCCAAGATCCCCTTCGGATACCTGTTGTACGGCCGCAACGCGAAGTCCGTGCCCTCGATGATCTCCATCGCAAACGTCGCGTCCTCCTCAGTGTCGAGCAATACCTCGCTCGCGATGATCAGATCATCGATGAACAAATTCTTTCCCACGTTTCCGAACACGCCCATCAGCGGCACGACGGGCGGATCAAAGTGCCTCGCCTCGATCCGCGTGTAGAAAACACGGTTGCAATAGGACGGCCCCTCCATCTCGCGGCTCGCCGCCTCCAGCGCGCGCATCAGTTCGGCGTCGCGCGTCGTCGTCGTGATCCCGAGCACGGCCTTCAGATCATCCAATGTCGCGTAACAGTTCACACTATCCTCACGGCGCCGCCTTCATCAGTGTCATCAAATCAAATACCTTGCCCAGCAGACCCAGGATCGCCGTCTCATCCTGGTTTGCGCTCTGCCCAACCCGCACGTTGTTCAGACCCACCGTCTCGAGGCTGTGAACACTCTCCGACTTCCCGCCGAAAAGCGGAATGCTCATCACGCTGTACGTCGTCTGGTACGTCGCCCCGTCATGCTGTTCAAGCCGCTCCAGCCGCTGGCTCACGCACCCGGCCCCCATGACCGCCATAAAAAAAGGCAGCATCGTCATTGCGAGCAAAGCGAAGCAATCCCTCTCTGCGCTCCTTGCGTTCTTTGTGGTAGTCGGCCTCACCGCCGTCTCAGGCCGCGGCTTCACCGCCGTCTCAGGCCGCGGCTTCACCGCCGTCCCAGGCCTCGGTCTCATTCTCGTCTCCATGTCCGATCCGTCCTATCCGTCTGTTCCGTCCAATGCCTCTTCGTTTTCCTATCCCTCGGGGGCCGGAGGAGGTCTAACCGGCCCCCGAGGGCAACCAACACAGGCTATCCTGCGGTAGCCCCGTGCGATTGGACCGGCGCGAACCTGCACCCGTTCCTGATAAACGTTACCGCCACGACGGTGTTCGCCGTCGTCGTCACCTTCGCCGCAACGTGCGTGAACGCAGTGTTCACCTTCATCTCCTCCGCCAGCAACGCCACGCTGATAACCGCCTCGACGGTCGCGATCGTCACCGTCGCCCCGCTCGTCGTGATCGTCAGCATCGTCTCGCCCGGCTCCGTCGACGTCAGCGTTACCACCGCTACAGCCGCGACCGCCGTCACGCCCGCGACGCCATACGTCGCATCGTTGATGCAGATCGCCAACTGAACCGCCGTCGCCGTGTCGCTCGTCGCAACGGAGAATTGACGCAGCGTCACGTCCGTTACCGTCGCGTGGCCCGTGAACACGAGCCCGTTGATCGTCACCGTGTCCCCGGCGATCATCGTCGCCAGAGTCAACGTCGCTTTGTTCGCCAGCACGTTCGCCGTCGCCGTCGCCGCTTTCGCGGCAATCAACTCCGACCCTGTGCCCGCGGCGTTCGTCGCCTGGTACAGTTCGAGTTTCGCCGTCTTCGTCGCCGCCATCGCGCCCACCGTCAGAACGGCCAGCAGCTCGTTCGCGTGCTTCATCGGGAAGTGAACCCCGGTGACGTTCGTGTTGTTCAACGCCTGAGGCGGAAGCCCGGCGTCAATCCTGTGAATCTCGCTCAATCGTGCCTGTGACATCTTATGTTCCTTTCCTAACGTCCGATCCGTCAGATCGGTCCAATCCGTCCAATTCAATTCTTTACACCGGGGGCCGCTTGGGCTCGGCCCCCGGCGCCTCAACGGTGGCCTATTTCAAACTGACCACCGGGCTGACCTTATGCGCGTTCTCCAACGTCAGCGCCGCCTTCACCCAGCACTGGCCGTCCAGCGATTGAACGATCCTGAACACCACGTTCCCTTTTTTGAAGTCGTAGTGCTCGCTCAACGCGATCACCGGACCGTAACCGACCTTGTACATGTACAGGCTCGGGACAACCAGGTTGATGTCCCCCGCCGTCCCCAGCGCGCTCGTGCAGTCGCTGTATTTCAGTTCCAGCCCGCAAAGGCTGATCGGCCGGCCCTGGCTGATGTCGCCCATACCGAAGATCGGACGACCCACCGTGTCGCACAATCCCTCAACGGTCGCCAACGCGTCCGTCGAGTTGATCCACATCGCCTTGCTCCGCAGCGACGGAGGGATCGCCTGGATCATCGCAAGCAGATCAACGTACTTCACCGTGCTCGCCGTGTTACGTTTCACGTCGATCTTGCACGCCGATTTCAGAACGCCCAGCGGTTTGCCGACGCCGTCGCCCTTGATCAGGTTACGATCCCTGATCCCGCGCAACGCCATCTGGAACAGCCGCGTCAGGACGGTCGAGTACGCGCTCGCGTTCCTCAACAGCTTCTGGCTCACGGTCCACGTACCGATCAGCTCGTGAGGGTTCAGCTCGACCGCGCCAACCGTCGGCGCGCTGTCAGCGCTCGGAGCCGCATCCTGTTCGGTCCACTCGAACACCATGCCCGCAAACACCCCGGACGTGCCCTGCTCGAGCGCCGGCCAGATTTCCTTGGCATCCGGCTGCGCGCCCGGAGGAATCACCATCGCACGGGGCGCCATGATCTCCTCCAGCGGATCCAGCGACAGAACATCCGGGTGCAGCACCTCCGGGATCATGAAGCCCGACCCGCCGCTCTGCGTCGTGATCGCGCGCTCTTCCAATATCCCGCCGCCACGCATCGCGACGAGCTCGATAAAGTGGCCGAAGTTCCGGACCTTCCCATCGCCTGCGCCGCGGTTATCGGTCCCGTCGCCCGCAGGCGTCTGCCGATGACTCCGCTCCTCGGGCAGCGACCGCGTGATCGTCTCCACCTCGTCGTCCCGCTCGATCTGTTTCCGCAGTTCCTCGGCCTCGCCTTTCAGCCGGGCATACTCCGCGTCTTCCTCCGCGGTATACGCGCGGGCCTCGCCCATGATCTTATCGTGCATCGCGCGCATCTGCGCGAGCACGCCTTTCAGCTTGTCTCTCAGCATTTCAGCGTCTCCTCGAGGGTCTCTATCTCCCTCGTTCTAAGTTGATGTTGAACTTCTATCGCAACTCGGCCATCCGATTCGCTCGCGTGGATCGCTGGATCCGGCGCACGCTCCTCGTCGTCCGTTGTCTCCTCGTTCTCCCTCACCTCCACCGCCGTCGCCTCGTACCACGGATCCGCGCACGGACTCACTTCCCGCAGATCAACCTCTCTGACCTCACATATCTCCACGCCCCCCTCCGTGATCATCGACGCCGAGATCACCCGAAACCCAAAGCTCGCCCCCTTCACATCGCCCCGCGCGGCCGAGGCCAGTGCATCGCGACCCCAGCTCGTTTCAGGATTCGGCGTCACCTCGAAATAAAGGCCGCGGGGATCCTGCGTCAGGAGCAGCGTTTGGTTGGAGGTTCGGCCCAGGATCATGTCGGAATTGTGATTCCAGTAAGCCTTCACGTCGTTCCGCTCGACGAGCGTCTTCGTGAACGCGCCTGGCCGAATCACCTCGCCGTAGGCGACGGAGTTGAACACCACCGCATACCCGATGATCTGCGTAGGCCGCCCATCCACCGCCCGGCACGTCAACTCGCTCACGCCCAGAGCTCGACGCTGAAACCGTTTGCTAATTCGTTTCGTCTTCATCGCCATGTCCTATCCGTCCCATACGTCCGATCCGTCCGATAGCCCCTACCCAATCCCGATCGAACACACGCACCCGCCGTGAAGCGGACAGTGCAATATGTTCGCGCCAGCGTACAACGGCGCCACGCCCGGAGCTTCCAACTTATCGCCCGAGTTCACGAAGCTCTCCTCAATCCCGATGACTTGTCCATTGAGCTGCGCGCAAAGCGGACAGGGTTTCGCGCCAGCAACCCACCTGAGTTTCTTCACACCGTTCCGTTTCCAAACTTCGCGCGCGATCGCCCCATCGCTCTGCGTAATTTTGTCCCGCGCGATCGCCTTCGACCTGTCAACCCAGGTCTCCATGCGACGCTCTATCTCTTTCACCACGCCCTCGGGCCCAGCCGTCCGCGCAATCTCCTCCAGCACCTGCATGCTCGCGCCCCTGTGGTACCGCTCAAACTGATTCACGACGCCCGCTACCCACGAATCCATATCCAGCGGGATCACCCCGTTCATCTCGTTCGCCGCCGCCTCGATCAGTGAGTCATCGAGGCTATGCCACAACGGAAATACGGACCGCGCAAAATACGCCGTGTGCCGTTCTCCAAAACCTTCAAGCCAGTCTGTCCACTCGCTCAACCCCTTGCTCCCAAAACACGACGCCGCCCCGTCCGTGATCTCCCCGATCTCCCAGTCGGCCATGCGCGCATAAGCCGACACAATCGGCCCCCGCCATATCTCCAGCACAGCCCCGCGCTCCGTCCGTGCGCGCGCCAAACGCCTCCACCGATCGGTCCGATCCGTCTGATCCGTCCGAGCCAGCGCCCCCTCTATCCCCGCCCACGCCCGCTGACCCAGCAGTTCGCTCCGCTCCATCTCCTCAAGGCAGGACTCGATCTCCGTTTCGTCCGCGCCCAGCAAACTGTCCCGCCGCAATCCCAGCGCCTCAACCGACGCCGCTACCCGCGCATCCCCGATCCTCGCCGCCATCCTCGAATCCAAAGCCCAACTCGCACACACCGCCGCCGCCCATGCCAGCGCACGCGCCTCAAAATCCCCGCTATACAATTCCCCGATCGCCGCCCGGATCGCCGCCAAGTCGCCCGCGTGTTTCGCAGCGATCTTCCGCAGCTCCCTGACCTCCGCCCTCACCAACCGCCGCCCCTCATCAACCAGCACCAACCGCCGTGCATCCGCCGCCCCGCTGTCCATTTGTTCATTCCCCCTTTGAAGGGGGTTAGGGGGATGTTCCTTTGTGGCCGCCTTCCCCGGCGTCTGGTCAACAAGCATTTCGGCGCTCTGCATGTTCAACGCCACGGTGAACGTCTTGCCCTGGCCACTCGGCAGCGTGTTCAACTCCTCCAACTCGCGAATGTCGTCGGCACTCAGCCAGCCGCCGTTTTTCGCCACGGCGTAGGCCTCGTACCTGGTTTTGATATCCCCCCTCAACAGCGCGCTCGAGTTGAACCTCGTGTAGTACGTCTCCCGCTCAACCTCGCTCAGCAAACTCAGATCGCAACGTTGCTCGATCCGAACCTGCCACGGACCGAGTGTGTAAACCTTGTGCTCGATCCCCTGGTGCTCAATGTTCGCGAAACTGCTCTGTGTCAAATCGAAAAGCCGATGTGGCGCCACGTTGAAAACCCGGCATACCTCAACGACCTGAAACTTCCGCTGATCAATCATCTGCGCATCGTTCGGATTCACCCCGATCTGTTTCCATTCCATCCCCTCATCGAGGATCGCCAGACGATGCTGATTCTCAAGGCCACCCGTCGCGGCCTCCATCCCCTTCCGTATTTTCTCTTTTGCGGCGTCTCCCAGTTCCAACGGATGTTTGATGTAGCCCCCCGGCATCGCATTATTCACGAAAAACTTCGCCCCGTACGTCTCCTGCGCGATGCCAAGCCCAATCGCATTCTTGCCCATCTCGATCAGCGACCGCCCCAACAGTCCACCAATATAAAATCCGCGGAAGTGCAGCACGTCCGACGCCGGCAACAGCTTCGGCTCGCCCGTTTTTGGAACTGCGTATTTGTAGACCAGCGGGCCCAGGGGATCCGGACGCGTCACCTCCATGCAGTGCGCATGAAGCGGCCACAACGCCACAACCCGCTCCTGCCTGTCCCGCTCAATCTCGCTGTACGCATCCCCCCGCATGATCATGTTCGCCATCATCCAGCTCAACCACTCGAACGGCGTCAACTCCGAGTTCGGTCGCTGATGAAGTACCGAATACAAACGAAGCCCTGTCCCCCGGTCGCGCCCCTCCGCCGTTTTGCGATACAGAATCAACGGAAGCATCGCCACGCCCTCAATCAAATTCCGCATCGCGCACAGCACAGCCGACGCCGACAGCGCCGTGCTGTCCGTCACCGTGATCCCCGCGCTCGACGTCCCGCCCCCGAACAACTCGACCAGCCACTGCCGCGGATTCGCCCACGTCGATTCCGCGCTTCTCACGAGACTCGCGATCATCGCGATTCCTTCTGTGGCCTCATCAACCGACCAACACGCAACCCGCAAACGATCGACCCGATCCCCAT